CTGCTTCAGCAGTAGTCATTCCACCACAAACTGTATAAGCATCAGGATCTGCGTCTGGTCCATTTAATACTGCTGGATTACTACCCACTTGAACAGTAGCAATACCCACTATATTATCACTCATCACCCACCACCGTTGCCACCACCACCGTTGCCACCGCCACTGCCACCATTGCCACCATTGCCATTGCCACCTCCATTCCCGTTATGGGACCCATTACCGTTGCCATTACCATTTCCATTACCATTTGTAGTTCTATGATGATATGTTCCTACTCCCCACCAACGTGGACCATACTTAGTCTTAGTGATTATAGGAACACAAGTTTGAGATTTTTTATCCCACTTCATTCCAAGTGGACATTTAGTTTGTTCGTTGAATTGCTTAAACGTTTTCATTATCCTAAAGCAATTGCTAGTCCAATTGATGCTTTTTGACCAAGAGCAGTATGTATATCAGTACCACCCACACCAATATGGAACTGAGAAGCAGTAGCAATTCCAGTTACATTCCAGTTTCTTGCGGTTGCTTCGTCATAAACCAAGTCACCACTAACATCCAAATCACCAGAAACTTCTACATCATTAAAATATGAAGTTCCAGTAGTATCAATACCAGAAGAACTGGAGGCTCCAGGAACAAATAATGATGAAGAACTATCCCACTTCAGAACATATCCATCTGTCTGAATACCCGATCCAACAGCAACATCCTGCATTCTAGCAAGAAAGACTTCACCACCTCCTCCAATGGTTGATAGTTGATACTGAACTCTATTAACAAATAACTTATAATGTTGTTGCAATTGCTCCATTGTAACATAATTCTTATCCAATGGAGTTAATGGATCAGAATTATCTACATCAGGAGGAATGTTTAGTAGACCTTCAGTAAGAACTGTCTTTTCATTGAACTTTGATAAAACTTCTTCTAAATGTTGTATCTTACTAGTAAGTTCTTTATTCTTTTTCTCAATTTCATTTACTTGCAATTCTTCTACAAGATCTTTGAATTCATTTCCTAATTTTTCGACATGCTTTTCATTTACAGTGAAATTAATTTCAAGATCTTTAAATTTTTGAGATATGCTATCTTCAAATAAATCTACATTTGATTTAAGATCAGTATGATACTTAGAAGTACTTGTATCTAAATTTTCTTGCAATTCAAGTATTTCTTCAGAAAGATTATTCTCTAAATCTTTGATTTGGGAAGCAAAGTTCTTTAAACGCTTCTCATCAGCAAGTGCCTTTTCATTAAACTCCTCATTAAAGACTTCTGAAAGATTTTTTGAATCTTTAATTAGGTGCTCAACTGATGTAATCCTTTCAGTTAAAATAGCATCTATCTCACCACCCTTTTCATTAACTTCTTCCTGAATGGCAGTAAGACCTAAATCCAAAGTTGATATTTTTTGATCTAAGGTAGATATATTCTCTTTTAATGATTCAGAAACCTTTCCTAATTCTTTTTCAGCACTTAACTTAGATTCTGCTAAATTTGTCTTATATTGCTTTATACTCTTTGTTATATCTTTGATATTATCCTTATAGTCTTCCTGTACAGACCCTAATACATCCTCAACTGATTTTTCAATTTCTTTAATTCTCTCTTCAGTTTTTACTTCTGTTTCAGCAAAGAATTTCTTATATTTGGGAAGTTCCTTTGTAAGTAAACTATTAACTTTACTACCAATTCCTTGAACATCCTCTTTTATTGATGAAAGATTTTCTTCATTGATTGCCTCAATCTTAGAACCAATTTGTTCAACATCGTCATTAAGAGTGGTTACTAAACTTCCAAAAGAAGTTTTTACATCTTCTTTAAAATCAACAAATCTACTATCAACCCTTCTTTCAGAATCTACTATTAATTTTTTATATGATGGTACTTCTTCACCAATAAACCCATTTACAGTTTCAGATAACTCAGCAAATTCCTTTTTTATTCCTAATAGAGTTTTAGAATTTACTGTCTTTACTTTATCCTGAACACTTCTTATTGATTCTTCTACAAATAGCAAATGTGCCGTCATAGCACTATCAAGATCTTCTTTCTTGATAAGTTCTTGTATATCTCCTCTAATATCTTCTATAGTCTCTGCTAATGCATCTACTTTTTCAATATTTGCTTCAAACGTATCAAATTTATTCGTAAAGTCTGATATTGACTGAACATGATTTAAATTTGTCTTAAATGCATTAAAAGCTCCAGAAATAGTCTCTACCCTTTCAGGTGTAGCACTTTCCCTAACTTCATCTAAAGAAGTATTAGGTCTTAAAGTATAAAATTCCTTGGGCTTCTTGAGTGGCACCTAAAAATACTCCATCTACAGTTATATTTATTTTACTCAGATTTAGTCTTTTCTCCTTTGATTAATTTTGCCAAATCTGCAGTAGATCCAACGAATAAAGCATTGTTGGTAACACTAGTTGGTCCCTGCTTTTCTTCAGCATTAACATCCTTCAATTTCTTCTGAAGATCCATTAATTTATCAGTTGCATCAGAAACACTTTTAATTAATTGTCCTGCAACTTCATATGCTCTGGGCATTTCACTTTCTTGCGCTAATTCAAGAATACCGTCAATTGCTTCTTGTCCTTTCTCAATTATACTATAAAGATTACCTCTAGTATACTCATAGTCTCTAGTAATTTCACTCTTAGCAAGTCTATCTGGTGGTGGGTTAACCCTTTCAATAGACTTCTTTTCTTCCTCTACTACCTCAGGAGTAATATTAAAGGTTTTATCTAATTTTTTATATTCATCAGTCATAATAATTAAGGAACGAATCCACTTGTAGTGCCATCAAATCCAAAGTCATCGCCAAGTGGGATGAGAGGTGCATCATCAGCCTGTGTAATAGACTTGACAGGATCTCCTACTAAGTGTGACCCAATGGTTGTACCATCTTTTCCTCTTTCAACTATAAGGTCATTTCCATCTATTCTAGTAACATAAATCTCTTCTCCATCAATTTCATAGTAGGTACTTGTAGAGATGTTAGATGCATCATTGACTTTAATCTCAATATCTGCAATTGCCACATCAGCAGCCAAGTTAGTAATAACGGTTCCTGTGTAACTCTTAACTGCTCTTGGCTGAACAGAATAACGAAGATCTCTTTCAACACTATCAGAACCACCAGCAAGATATGTAACAGTAGCCTTTCTGATGATATCCTTCGTAGCAGTGGAAACTGGACCGAATAGATAAGTCTTTGCAGTAAATCTCCATGTATAAAGAAGAACTCTTCTTTGAGTAAAATCTCCTTCATAATCATCCTGCATTGTAATATTTTCTAAGACAATAGGTATATCTCTTTTCTCTTTGATATCTCCAACCAATTCTATTGTTAGATTATATGCTGGTTGAAAATAAGGTAAAATTTGTTCTGTAACTTGCAATGCATCATCATTTAATTTACACATCAAAGCAAGTTCAAATTGCATATTATAAGGAACTGGCATATATGCCTTTTTGGATATTTCCCCAGTAGTAGGATCTTTTACTGAAAATTGTTGAGTAGTAGTAACCTTTCTAGTGGGATCATAAGTAAGTCCAGTAAACTCAAAAGACATCCTTGGTAAGGTGATTGCAGTACCCTTACTAAGATCTGGTGATTGAGTTAATCTTGCTAGAAATTTTTGAGTAGGTCCATATGCCAAAGGAACCCTTATTTCTTGGCTATCTTGCTTAACAGAAATACCATTAAACAAAGTACCAAATCCAATAATGGTCCTCCTTAGAATTTCGTTATAAAAATACTCAAACATTGTTATATTCCTAGTAAATTATATTTATGGTGTACCAAATGGGTTTGCTTCTGTGAAGTCCAGAATCTCATCTGCTGATGTCTCAATCTGAGTATTATCTGCAAATCCATCATCAAGAGGATCTTGATCGATCTTCCTCAAGTCATGAGTTGCACCTGAAGATGATCCTGTTAAAGTCTCTCCAACTACAAAGGTTCCTACAACCGATGCTACTTCTAGAATATTTGTAGTAGAATTCCAAGTTCTTACTCTTGCAGTTGCACTACTGGTTCCTCCAGTAACTGTCTCATTGAAAACAAAATCACCA